TATCGGTCGCGCTTGTCATCGTCGGAATTCCAACCATGACTTTTTTGTAGGCACCACCGAGATCGATAGCACTTGAGCTTGTCGCAGCACTTGCTATTGTCGCGGTGAATGCTAATACTGGTCCTACCATTATTATCTCCCGTAAACAGTCAGCATATACTCGTCACCACTAGTACAACCAGTTATGCCAATATTTCCAACTGAAGCTGTTCCAGCACAAAGTTCGTTCATTGCATATTTTTCGGTTGCTGCTGTAGAACTTTGATTGCCGACAGAAAACATTTCAACGACATCAAAACCCGTGTCAACAACGCCAGTCGCCGCGTCAGCGGTCACACGAATAAAATGAACTCTTTGATTGCCAAATGTAGTTTTTGTTAGAAAAGAAGTTGTAAAAGCCATTTTTTAACCCCTAAATGAATACCGTGTTATTTTCTTCTTCAGGTTTTTTTACCTGCATTTCTTTGTGTCTATGAACTGTAAACATATCATAAACTTCTTTTAGCGTCTTTTGGAGAATATGCATAATATTCCCCTGTGGATAAGCCCCAAGGGTTCCACCTTCCGTTGCATTAATATAAATCCCTGGAATTCGTTGTGCTACGACATCAAACCAAAGTTTGAAATTTTGATATGAAGCCCATGTCTTGCGAGAATTTCCATAAATATCAGGAACCCGAATACATTGACCTATTTCTTTGTCATATTTCGAATCCCAAGGATGAAATTGAACTTTTTCTTCATTAGAAAAGGAAAAATCTGCGCCAACAAAAACGATGACTTGTGAACCAATGAATCCTTTGGTGATCATCACGCTTGCACCGAGAACGTTTCCACCGCTTTCTACCCACAAGTGAAACGGCTCTATCTCGTCAACGGCTTCGCGGAAACCTGCGTGAGGAACAGGCGCGTTGAAGAAATAAACCTCACCTTGCCATTTCTCAAGCAAAAGCGGCGATGTTCCGATATAGCAAACAAGTTTTCGATCTTTTGTCATCTCCCAATATTCATCAGGAGTTTTCGATCCACCTTCATAGACTTCTTCAACCGTAACAGGTCCCGCGTCTAGCGAAACATAAAAATCAGGACTAGCTTCGGCGTCTTCCATAGCATGAAAGTTATGAAGACATGAAACTAGTCCCATGCCACTAGGGCGCTCCCTTAACAGATGAAGATTTCTTTTTAATGATGGTCCACTACCTGCAACGATGCAAGGTCTCATTGCCATAGTTTCGTAAAGTTTCCCTACGGAATTATCGGCAAAAGAACCGTATTTTTCTTTGTTGGCTTTGATATTAGAAATCCATGTATCGTACCATTGGTTAATGGTGACCTCATCATTAGAACAAGCCTGTTTATGCGCGGAACCCGTGCTAAGAGGCGGCGTCATAATGTAAGGCTGCAACTCCACAATAATATTCCTAATATCCATAAGATTCTCCCTTTAACCTAATTAATACACCGAAAAATACGCAGCGCCAGAAGCACTTGAAACGATCGCCTCAAGAGCACAACCAGCGGCAGGAGCAAAGTTTGCTGTGGTGTTGGAAACCTTTTGCCAATCACCATTTGCACCGATCTCTAAAAGATCTTTCGCAGCAACTGTTCCTGAAGTCGCGTTCATTTCAGCTTTGCCAATACCTCTTGTTAACAACCAACCATAAGTGCCAGTTGTAAGAGTAGAGTGATAGCAAACACCCACAACGATGTCAGCAGATGTAACCGCAGATACGGAAACACTCATACCAGTCGCTGCTGATTGCAACACGCAACCAAATCCTGGGTTAATGTCTGAGTTACAGTCATTATAAGCCCAAACATAGTCACGACCAGCAACATGAGCTCGCGTACCAACTTCAGGATGTTTTGATCCTAACGTAGCAGTTACATGACTGGGACCGTAGAATAATACGGGGTCAGCACTATAAAAAGCCATAATTCACCTCCTTATGCTGCCAACGCTGTGAAAGCAGCGTGGTAACGGTTGTTAGAAGATCCAAAGCTACCCATCCAAAGTATGCGGCTGACTTTAACTTCCTGATTGATCGGAGCTTGAAAAGGAGTCGCATAAAAGTTGCGTTTTGGATGATACCACAAGTACAAGTGCTTCTCATTCAGCATAAAAACGTGGTTTGTCGGAACATGTGAGTCGGACAAAAACACGACGCCGTTGAACATCAAATTCTGAAAACCGCCTTTTGCAGTTTCTGAATCTGTGAATCTTTGTTGTGGCTGAAGCAAATTATAGTATCGGTTATAATTCGCCCTTGTCCCGACAACTACTGTTGGTTTTTCAGAATCAACGCTTGCATTCTCAAATTGAGTTTGAAGAGCACTCAATGTAAGAGTCGTAGTTGTTGAATCAACTTGTCCTTGCCACCAGCTATTTGTCGTTTGTGAAATGCCACCAACTGTTTGGGTAGCAGCGACAACGTCACGTAAACCGACAATACTTTTCGTGTCGGTGCCGTCTGAAAATAACCCCGTACCAAGTGAATCCTTCATCGTTTTTTCAGCTATCATTGCTTTAGAAGCAAGAAGCTTTAAAACACCACTAGGACCACTGTTTTTAAGTTCGTCTTCATTGGTTATGGAAATATTCGCGTACAAAGATTTCCAGTCATAAGAAGCCGCTGTAATGTTTTCGTTATCGGTTGTTTGGAGCGTTTCGCTTCCTTGAAACCAGCCAGAACTAGTTGTTGTGGCATAGTTTAAAGGAACATCGATAGCTCGCCCGCCATCCTGAGATACATATTGACCACCCTTAAGAAAACGCTTCAGAAGTGGATTTGAATCAAAAATGTTATCGAACATCTTAGGCATAATTTTCTTATGCGTAATCGCTGTCAATTGGTCTATAGAAACAGCCATTTTTTAACTCCTTTTTTATTAATTCACCCCAAATTCTTGAATACCTTCGTCTATAAGGTCGAAATAGGATTTATTCTTAATACCAGTAGCTTGTTTGAGCCCAGTAAATGGAGTGTCACTTTCTGCAATAAACCCCTTCTGCTGACGTTCTTGCAAACTTGTTGCAGTATCTTCTTTCGCTTTAGTAACTGCTCTAGCCAAAAGCTGATCATGGTAGAAATCTCTAAAAGCCGCCCTGAAGTTATTGAGGCCATGGGCTTGCATGTGTTCTAAGACCTTAAACTCAAGAGATTTGCCAGAATCAGGGTCAGAATGACTAAAATCGATGTCAGAATACTCTTTACGGGTTTGATCAATTTGGCCGTTCAACTCCAAATCTTCTCGCTCCCGTTTCTGATCAGCCATAAATCCTTTAAATTCATCCCTAAATTGACGAAGTTCTGAAATCTCGTTGGCAAGCTGAGGAGATAAGTTTGAGTCGGTTTGCGTTGACTGTTGCCCGTTTAAACCAAGCTGTCGTTGCTCCCATTGTGATCTAACATATTCAGCCCAATCAGGGTTTTCCCTGGCATACTGATCATATTGAGACCACTTGCCTTCAAGTTCCCGTATTTCAGCTTCCTTTCGCTGCCTATCAGTTTCAAATGCCTGCTTCTGTTGATTGAATTGTTGCATATTCTGGGCGTAATGATAGCCCTGGGATGCACGCTTGAGAATGGTGTTAATATCCTCTTCAATCTCTTTTCCTGAAGCGGTGTATTTAAAAGTCTGAGCCGGAGCTTCCGTTGGCTGAGTATTTTCTTGAGGAGTTTCGGTAGAAGTGTCACCACTTGCCAAATCTCCATCTTGCAAATCAAAATTCTCTAAATAAAAATTATCCATGTATTAACCTCTTACATTGGTCCTGCTGGTGATGCTACCGCACCTTGGGTATTTACTTGTTCAGGTCGTGGTTGGTTAGGAGAACCGCCGCCGCCACTCAATGCCTGTAAAACACCATCATAAAGCTCTATGACTTGCATCAATTGTTGCAAAATCTCTTGTGGAGCTCCGGCTTCTTGTAAAGCCTGTCCCATCGTCTGCAATCCCATCATGATGTCGGTTGGCAATGATTGACCACTATCGCCCTGCTGTGGTTGACCTTGTTGCATTCCGTCTGGCATATTATGCTCCTTGTTGTTGAGCCGCTTGAGCCGCAGCTTGTTGCCTTTCAGCTAATCGCTGTAATATCTTTTCCTTGTTAGGAACGTCTAACCTATTTAATACTTCTTCTTCATCGATGATGCCGCGATCAAAAAGAGCGAGAGATTTGCGCTCGATGTCGGCAATTTCAAACGGTAAAGAAGAACCAGATTTGATTTTTATGTCGAAATCGCCTTTCAGAATCAATCGTTTTTCTGGTTTAACTGTTTGATTCTTTTCGTCATCCTCTTCAGTATCTTGAAAAACCGCTACTCGAACCATTTTATTTTGCTCGTCTGCCTGTTGATCGATGCGAAATTTGCGATATGTAGTCGAACCGTCCTGGTTCGTAATTCGAAATATTTGAGGAACCGAATAGAATTCAAACACTCGATTCATATAAAGCTGGCCTAGTTTAACCAAGAACATGTCCATGTTGCGTTGTTTTTGCCTTACACGAGTACGTTGGATTTGTATCAGCTGTTCAATGGCTGACGCCGCAGTAACGCCGCCTGGGGCTTCTCCCGACTGTAGATCGCTGATACCAGCAATCTTGTTGAACCAGCTTTCTAAACGGTCGATTACTTGCATAATAGCAGGATTCATGCCTACGCCTTGAACCTGCTTTAACTCCGTTCCTGGGTTTTTAACCATGACAGATCCAGGCACGTTGGTAAAACCACTATCGAGATCAATACCCGTGTTGCTATCAGCAACCCAAATCGGGTTGCCAGTCAACGCCCATGCGTCAAGTGTGAAATTTAACATCTTATTGAAAACCTGCTGTGGCGATTTTAGCTGTTCGACTTCGCTCACACCATAAAACTCTCTTGGCAAGATATAATTGTTAAATTTGCAGAACGGAATTTTATTATCCTCGTAAGGCAAATCATCGTCTTGCAGTATCATTCCATTCGCTATGACAACATGACGGCCGTTAGGATATTTGCGTTTAATTCTATATTTCGTCGTGACCTCGCCACCTTCACCTTCATCTTCATATTTTTCTTCGATCGTGTCTTTTGGCTTAAGGAAAAATTCCAAAACAAACGTCTTTTTTGTGTTGGAATCGTCCCACATATGCCCATAAACCCCTTCGGGTAGCTGACGATCGCTATTGAAATGAGTGTATTCGAAATCTTTTAAATCCGTCCGTTCGCGTCTGATGAAATCTTCAACATCAGCCTTTATCTGATCGGCTTTATCTGGAAACCTGCGTTTCAAACGCTGCGTGCAAATAGGCTTTGCATAAATAAGCCCTTCTGATTCACTGTCGTTAATATCGTTTGCATTTAGATCAGGATAAATATAAAAAACGTCTTCCGACTTGAACGAAGCTGATCCTACCCCATAATTCATAGTCGGGTCATAATTCATGGATCCAAATGAAGTCCCGTAGATCCACCCATCATAAAGCACTTCCAAAAGAACATTCAACCATCCGTTTTTCTCCCAATCGGCTTCACTCACACTCTCAAGAACATCAGCAAATTCACGATCAGATGGCTCTCTTGGCAAAAATTCAAATTTAGGCCGAACATCGGTTTGTAATGGTATTTGGCTCTGTATTGTCTGCCAAATAAAATTGATGATTTCTGAATTTCTCCAAAACGGTCGTTTAGTTGGCCATTGAACACCGCGAAACATTTTGTAATAGGTCATCCAATTCTTGTCATAACGACCGCGTTCTTTTTTATATTGTGTAAACATATTAAGAAGCTTTTTAACCTCTTGACGCTCCTCATCAGAAATATCTGGGTTATTCGAAACTTCTTGGTCTATATCTGTATAGCTGTTCAACGTTTCAAGAGTCATATTTGCCCCTTACAATTCTATCAGTAGTCACGTCATCGTAATAACGCTCTGTTTCTTTCTGCTTTTCAGCCTGCTTTTCATCATGCCACTTATTCATATCGGTGTTACCAACTTCTTCCCAACCGTTGGCCTTCGCTAGAGCTCTTCGGTGTTTGGAATTTTTTATGACGCAACCAAAAACAGGATCGAATGCAGCGTCTTCAACTCCTTGACCGTAAAAATTAGAACGGCCTATTTTACGATCCATCTGTTCTCCACAATGGATACAGTATTCAGACTTGTCAATATCACGTAAAGATTTACTGATATCGATTTTATGACCACATTTACATTCGTAAGGATAGTTCACTCGTACTCCTCTAGCCACGATGGTTTCTTTTTAAGAAGCTTTTTGGTGTCACGATCAATGGGCTCGTATGCCGTATTGGCTTGTATCTGATTATTATTAATAATAGCACGTTTTATTTCTTTGCCAACATTAAAATGTCGAATGGAAATATAGCGCTCGGTGTCCATGCAATTATGAACTAATATGTTGTTGGCATAAAATTCAGGTTTTTCATCTATTTTCAAATCATAAACTCTTCTTGCTTTTTTTAATGAGATATTTTCTACAGCCATTAGAACAGGTTCTAATTTTAGAATACTTGTTGGTTTTAAAATATTTAAAACATATGCAACATTCCCTGCTCTCGTCATCAATACCAGAAGCCCTTCTCCATGCAGATTTACATTTGTTGGAACAAAATTTATCAACGTTCGTAATATTCGATGTAATGAATTTTTTTTCACAGTATTTGCATTTTTTTTCCTTAAAAATCCTATTTTTGTTAACTTCGATAGCATGCTGACGGTGCCATTCTCTTCCTTCTTTTGATTTATGCCAAACCTTCGTAAGATCTCTAATTTTGTCCATATGATCTTTTCTAGCTCTTCTTTGTGCTTTTGTTTTTTTCTTTTCGTGAATAACTGAATGTTCTTTTGGCGATAAAAGCTGCAAATTTTCAATTCTATTATCAGAAAAATCACTGTTGATATGATGAACGTGAAAACCTTTTGGAATATCTCCTTTATGAAATTTCCAAATCTCCCTATGCAAGTATTTGTTTCCACGTTTAAAATAATTTCGATCATTTTGATTTTTGCTTTGTGTATAACGTCTAAAAGCCTTGCCATTCCAAATAGTTGTATCAATGTGCATGATGATTCCTCTATTACATATAGTACATCACCATACCTTACACCATCGGCACGCATAAAACTATTATTGCAAAAGACTAGATGGTCTTTAGTGCATTCTAAAGAATTTTTATCGTTGGCATGAAAAACCAAGGTATCTTTATTTTCAGCAGTTAAACCAGAAAAAAGAACTTTTTTAAATCCTTCTCTAGTCAAAACCTTATCTGCTAAAGTCACATCTTCAATCTTTTTAATTCCGGATAATGTCCTTATTGATGTCCCTTCAGCAATACAATGATTGTTTTGATCAACTGGCAATCGATCCTTGTTATCCTGATCAGGTTTCAAATCTTTCGGTTCAGGATAATGATATTGCTCATATTCATCCAAAGTGTGCGGTGACGTGTTTTTAAAAATTCTATAATTATCTGATTTAATAAGCTCATAATGCCTATCTATACCCATGTTAATATCATTTTGAGCCGCGACAGCAGGCATTCCTGCAGCGCAAAATTCTGAGATGTAATCCGGCCTGGAGGGATCACATTCAAAAACTTCGATAGGCCAAAGGCTTTTGAATCGAC